GATTGAACCTGATATACAGATGGTTGTCGTTCAAGTTTTACTTTCTTCAAAGGTTTGGAAGCTTCGTTCTTTAAGACAGTGTATCCTTCCGCGGTACACTCCTCGAACATATAATAATTATTAAAATCGGTCGCAAGTCAGTTTTAAGATTGTTATTGTAGACTCATACAGTATAACAAAATTGTACATTTCTATTGGGTTCAACCAAACCCTTCTCTAAATAGAGATTTTGAGGATCGCTCTGGTAGAGTTAAATAAAATACCCACACTCGCACAATGATATGAAAGTACATTTAGTTTATTGTGCGCAGTAACTGCATTTTATTAATCTTAGTTGGTTATAGATGGTAGATTAAACACCTTGTTGATCTTAAAGATCTGCTTCAAGCGCTAATAGTGATTCACCGCAAACGCGCTTTGAATTGTCCCAAAATTCTTTTATCAATTGATTAAAAGTTGGGAAAGTAGAATCCAAGACCCAATCTTCGATTCCTACTTTATTAACTACATCTTTCAGTAGTTTAATCTTTTTATCGTACACTTCTCTTCCATAGAAGAAATATTCTCGTACAGCAGAAGATATAACTGCCAACATTTGTTCTTCTCTTGATATGGTTTTAGAACGAACCCACACCATTAACATCTTCTCAATCGAAGAATGCTCAAGTGGTGCCAAATAAGCTTTCACTTCATCATCATATTCCCAAGTTCTTTTAAGAAAAGAACATTCTTTGATGTTGATTAATGGTATTGAAGCCGCTTCTTTATCAGCCATAGTATACACAATACCCATGGTTGCAAAAGCTGCAGAAACAGTAGTATGATTATACCAACTGTTATTTTTTGAAACACTCATTATATTATCATCACCATAAGTCATCAAACTAACATTATCGCGAAAACTTGTAACTTCACTGTCCGGATTTAGTAAATGATATGCGTATCTCATATACAATGAATTCACCAAACTGTTTATGATAACAGTCAAAGGATGTCCAGATGGATTTGATCCATAAAATTGGACTAAATCCCCATTATAATCTACAAGTGGAAATGCAACATCAGTTTTGATCCCTTCAAGAACTAATAAATCTTCTTCATCATAGTTACCACTATTTTTACAAAGAGTTATCAATATATCAAAAGCTGCTGAAATAAAATGTGGAGACATCCTTTTATCAAAAGATTTATAATC